AAGATAATGGCTGGCTCAGATATTGTCTTAAATATTGTCACTCGTGGTGCAAATTTAGCTAAAACACAATTAAACAACTTAGGATCTTCAGGGGCTAAAACAGGAAAGAATTTAGCACAATTAAGCAATATGGCAAAGATAGCCGGACTTGCAGTCGGTGTTGCTTTAGTAAAAGGTATATCTTCAGCAGTAAAAGAATTTGCTGACTTTGAAGATAAGTTAAACCAATCATTAGCAATAATGAAAACTACAACTAAAGAACAACACTTAATGGCCCAAGCAGCTAGAGAAGTTGCTTCTTCAACAAGAATTAGTGCGAATGATAGCGCAGAAGCATTTTTCTTCTTAGCTTCAGCAGGTCTAGACGCAACACAATCCATAGCGGCTTTACCACAAGTTGCAGCTTTTGCTCAAGCAGGTATGTTCGATATGGCAACTGCAACAGATTTAGCAACAGACGCACAATCAGCATTAGGATTAACAGTTTCAGACAGTCAACAAAACCTTAAAAATCTTACAAGAGTTACAGATGTTTTAGTAAAAGGTAATACATTAGCAAACGCTTCAGTTCAACAATTTTCAGAAGCATTAACTACAAAAGCAGGTGCGGCTTTGAAAGTTGTTAATAAAGACATAGAAGAGGGTGTTGCAGTATTAGCTGTTTTCGCAGATCGTGGCGTAACAGGTGCAGAGGCAGGAGATAAGTTAAACCAAGTTTTGAGGGATATACCAAGAGCAACTGCTAAGAACAAAGAAGAATTTGCAGCTTTAGGATTAGAGATGTTTGACGCACAAGGCAATATGAAAAATGTTGCTGATATAGTAGAACAATTAGACTCTGTTCTTGGTCCTATGTCCGATGAGTTAAAAGCTTCAACACTAGATCAATTAGGATTAAATCGTGGTGTAGCTGACGCAGTTAAGATTCTAAGTGGTTCAACTGAGCAAATAAGACGATATGAGGAAGCGCTTAGAGATAGTGGGGGAATTACTCAAGAAGTAGCAGAGAAGCAAATGCAAAGCCTTATAGGGCAAACAGAGTTATTAAGTAATAATTTTAGTGTATTAAAACAGATGATTGGAGAAGATTTCGAGGGTGCAGCTAAAGGATTAGTTGGTGTTTTAAATAAAATTGTACAAGCAATAATTGATATTAAGGTAGCTCAAAAAGAAGAAGAAGACGGAATTAAAAGGTCTGTTTACGCTTACAGAACAAAAATGGTTATGATCTCTGGAGTATTAGTTCCTATGCAAGAAATGTATAGGTTAAGTTTAGATCTAGAAAAGTCACATGATGATGAGAGGGACGCAGTAGAGGCTTATAATGCTAGCTTAGAAGATCTTAGACCAAGCATTGAAGATATTACACAAGCACAAGAAGACGCAAAAGAAAGTGCTAAAAAACTAAGAGAAGAACAAATCGAAAAAGGCTTATCCGGATTAAAGAACATACAAACTGCTTATCGAAACTTAAATGCAATCTATGAACACCACAACGATTTAAAAGAAGATGAACTTAAAATGGCAGAAAAAGTAAATGCCATTAATACAAAGATGAATGTAACAGAAGATGATTTAGCAAAAGCAAAAGAAAAGGCTTTAAATCTAGCTAGTGATGGTACTGAAAAAACAAATGAAGAAAGATTAGCTATTGCACGACAAGAAAGAACAATAGCAGATTTAATTGACATAGAAGAAAAAGACGAAATACAAAAACTTCAATTAGCAGTAGCAAAAGAAAGATTAATTGAGTTAGAAGAAGAAGCAATTGCACGATCTAGAGAAAGCATACAAGCAGAAGAAGATGTAGTAGAACTAGAAAAAGAACTAATTAAATTAGAAAAAGAAAGAACAGAAGCACAATCAGAATTAACAAAAGCAACTGATGATTATAATAAAGCGACTGCAAAAACACCAGAGAATCTTTTAGATATAGCGATAGCAAAAAGAGAGCTAGATATAGCCATAGCTGATGTAAAAGCAATAGATGGATTTAAAGAGGGAATCGACCAAATGATAAAATTTGCAGGTGGTAAATTTGATGAGTTAGCGGCTCATTTTCAAAACCTTATGAATATGAGTGGATTTAGAGCAGACCAAGTTGCAGGAAATAATAGATCAGAAGTTTTTGGAGATGATCCACTTGGAGATGGTACAGGTTCAAAGATATTCCCTGGGCCAAGTACAGAAGATCCGGCAGTGGTTTCTACACCAACAACTGTTACTCATGCACTACAAAATACTAGAGGTGGAAGTGGACCATTAACTGTTGTAAATATTAACGCAAATGTAAAAGCTTTAGGTGTTAATGGTAAAGAAGAAGTTGAACTTGCAGTAGCAAATGCTTTGAATCAAGCTAAAAGGCGTGGAATCTTAGTAGCAACATGACAGTAGCTTTTGACAGTAATGTTAATTTAACAGTAGAAATTGGCTTTGATAGTGAGCCATTTGACGACTCGCAATCTTTTACTGATGTAAGTGAGTATGTTCGTGGTATAAGTATGCGTAAGGGTAGGTCAAACGAACTAGGACAATTCGTAGCAGGTACTTGTAATTTACTGCTTTCTAATGCTGATAATAGATTTAATCCTACACAAACAGGTGTTTATTATGATGTAGCAAATCAAAGAACAAAAATACAACCTTTAAAAACTGTAAGAATAAGGGCAGTCTATGATTCTGTAACTTACGATTTATTCTATGGATTTTTAGATCAGATTCCTGTAAGTTATCCTGCGTTAGGTGCAGATAGTGTAGTTACTTTTGGTTGTGTTGACGCTTTTAAAATATTTCAAAGTCAAACAATACAATCAGTTGGTTGGAAGTTAGGGCAAGTAGGATTTAGTGAAATTGGTTCTTCTACAAGATTAGGTTATTCAGATGTTGTGGAATCAAGTTCAGTAAGGGTTTCAAGATTGCTAGACAGTATAGGATTCCCAAGTGCTTTAAAGTCAATTCAAACAGGAACAATGACTGTACAACAACAAGCAGTTACCAAAAATCTTTTAGCGGCTATGAGGGAATGTGAATTAGCAGAAAACGCACAATTTTTTATTGGACCAGATGGAAAAGCTACTTTTAGAAATAGAGATTATAAACTATCAAATAGCAAGGCTATAACAGTACAAGCTACTTTTGATAATTCCGGAAGCAATTTGCCTTATGAAGATGTAGTAACATCATTCGATACAAACGAAGTTTTAAATGTTTATGAATGGACACGATCAAGTGGCAATACACAATATGTAGCAGACGCAGATAGCATAAATAGATATACTGCAAAAACATCTACTGAAAGCACAATTAATACTAGTGACGCTAATGTTAAGTCAATAATTGAACAAAAGATAAGCGAAACTTCAACACCAATCGAAAGAATTGACGCATTAGAAATAAGTCCAAGACAAAATACTTCTTTATGGCCCAAAGTACTTGGATTAGGTTTTGGAGATCGAGTCAAAGTAAACATAACAAATCCTAACGGATCAACATTTTCAGACGAAGTTTGGATAGAAAGTATTGAACACAACATATCAAGTGCTCAACAAAATTGGAACTACAATATTTCTCTTTCTCCGGCAGGTTCTTCTGCATGGATATTGGGACAAGCAAAATTAGGAGAAGGTACTCGATTTGCATACGCTTAGTGCTAACATAGAGTATAAATTAATTTAGGAGAATAATGCCGGCAGGATTTAAAGTATGGACAACAGGAGACTTGATCTCTGCTTCAGATTTTAACAATTACATTCAAGAACAAGTTATTATGACTTTTGCTAATTCTACTGCTAGAGATAGTGCAGTTAGTAGTCCAGAAGAAGGAATGTTCTGTTTTTTAGCTGATTCAAATACATTACAATTTTACAATGGTTCTGCTTGGGCAAGTTTTATAGGCGAGGGAGATATTACAGGTGTAACTATTACAACTGCAGGAACTTCGGGATTATCCGGAGGTGCAACTGCAACTTCAGGTGCCTTTTCTTCAACATTAGTAATTGCACCCAATAGCGCAACGTCAGCTACTGTGGCTTCAGCGGATTTAGTTTTAATTGGCGATGCAGACGATAGCAACGCAGTAAAGAAAACAACAGTAGCAGATATAGTAGCTCTTGCACCATCAGGAGTTTCTTTAGGTTTAGTATTAGCTTTATCGTAGGAAAGGAATAAATTATGGCAGATACATTACATTCAGTTCAAGGTGTTCTTGGAACTTCAACGGCAGATATTGTTGACGCAGTTCCGTCATCTACTACTGAAACAGTTATAGGTGTTTTAGTTTCAAATGTAAGTGGATCAAGCGCAGATGTAACTATCGATCTAAGTGTTATTAAATCAGGTGGAACTTTACGACATGTTTTAAATAATGTTTCGTTACCATTTGGAACAACAATAGAAATAACAACTAAGATCGTGCTAGAAACTGGAGACAAACTACAAGGTTTATGTTCGGCAGCTTCTAGTGGAGAGTACAATGTTTCATTCTTACGACAAACTTAGAAAGGTAATTTATGCCTTATCTAGGTACACAACCAAATAATGTAAAACAAAACACAGGTTTATATACACCTAGTGACATACTTGAATTATCTAAACAAGGTCATTGGGGTGGCTCATTAGAATTTATTACTGAACAAATTGTTACATCTATGACAAGTGCAATAGATTTTACAAGTGTATTTAATGATAAATATGATGTGTATTTTTTAGAAACTAAAAAAGTACAATCAAGTGAAAATGGTTACACAGTAGGAATGCAATTCTATGAAAGTGGAGTTTTAGAAAGTGCAGGAGTTTATTTCTTTGCACTTCAAGGTGGTAGAGATAATGGTACTTTTGGCGAAGGTAGAAGTACAACTCAAACTGAAATAGGTATTGGAGCAGATACAAATACTGATAGTGGTAATTCAAGCAACAGTTATGTTTATATTTATAATCCGACAAACTCTTCAAAATATACTTTTTTATCAACGATGGGTAGTGGAAAATATGACTCAGTTGCAAACTTTAGATTTGGTGGAGGTTCTTTACCACAAGCTAGTACAGTTGATGGATTTAGATTAAAAAGTACACATTCAACTGGTCAAATTACAGGAGAGTTTACTTTGTATGGAGTAAAAAATATATGAGTAACTTAAGATTAATTAATGAAACTAATATTACTGCAACTGTTAGTACTGTTAGTATTACTGATGTTTTTAATAATGACTTTGATATATATAATGTTCAAGCTAACGAAATATCTACAAGTGGAACTACACATGGAGCATTACATTTAGAATTAATAAACGCAAGTGGTACTGTTGTACAAGATAGTAACTTTGAATACGCTTATAAATTTTTAGCACCAAACACTTCTTTTGCAGATACAAACGCAGTAAATCAAGGAAAGTTTACAGAAGCAATCGCATTTTTTACAGACCAAGCACCAGAAACTAATTTTGCTAATTTTTATTTTTACAATCCATTTAACAGTAGTGCTTATACTTATATCAAAGGTACAAGTGGTTCATCATATGCGGGAATACAAAGGTATCAAAAATATATAGGAGCTTATAAAAATGCTTCATCTATTAGTGGTATAAGAATAAAAGCAGATGAAACTGTAAATAGTGGTACTATTCAAACTTATGGATTAAGGGTTGACTGATGGCTTTAAAACAAGTAAACAAAACAATAATTGAAGCAGGTGCAGAAACACGATTTGTTACTATGACAGGCATAAGTGATAATTGTGTTTATATGTTAGCTATGAACAATGTTCACGTTGGAGGAGCAGGTGGTGTATGTGATTTACAACCAACAACAGGTGGCTCTGCTGATACAACTAACAATATAGGTATTGCATGGACTAAAATAAATTCAGGTAGTTCATTTCAAAATTTTGGTAATGCTACTCAAGATATTTTTAGATTTACAGACGGAATGCAAGAAGCACCACATTCATTAAATTCTATAACTTATCTTTATAATTGGTATGACGCTAATGAATATGCTGTTATATCAATGGAAAATGTATATTCTCATTCAACAGCTTCGGGTTTTGTACAAGGTGGAGTTAAAGAAGAAACAACTTCACATGATGGAGTAGCAATAAATACTAATCAAACAGGTGGTGGTGGCTTTCAAGCAGGAAGTACATTTGTTTTGTACAAGGTATTATAATGAGTAAATTTGGATACATACCAGAAGGACCAGTACAAAAACCATTTTCTAATAGCGGTTTATTTTCTCCTACTGATATTTATAATTTAGATCGTGATGATAAGTGGACACAACTAGG